TAATAGGCGCTAAGACAGGTGATATAGGTTTTGCTGATAACCTTAATGTTGGTTCAGCTAATAACGTTAATATGAAAGCAAGCGCTAATATGCAATTAATAGCAGTCAAGAGTCAGAAGGTTGATGCAGGGGATGATCAATCAATGACTGTAGGTAATACACAAACAATGGCAATAACAAGTACTCAAGGTATAACTGCATCTGTAACTAATATCAATAACAATGTAAATGTCACAGGAACGGTTGATGCGAGCGTTCAAGTCCTTGCTAATGGAATTGATCTTGATGGTCACCATCATACAGCAAATGGTGCAACAGCTGATACATCTGGGAGTAAAACATAATGAGTTGTGGTCCAGGTAAAGGTTTAGAAGCATTAACTAAAGCAAAAGATGCATTAAACGGATTCACTGACGGGCTAACTGCTGGTGCAGATGGTATTATGGGTAAGTTAGATGATCTAGCCGCTCAAGCAGACGCTAAGATTGGCGAGGCTGCAGCTAAGATGAAAGAGATGATGCCTAATATTGAATTACCAGACATGCCTGATTTACCTAATCTCGAGTTACCAGAGCTACCTATACCGAAGATGAACTTGCAACTTGAAGTAGGTGGATTCTTAGATCTACTTAGTTCAAACAATCCATTAGATAAAGCAAAAGCTCTTTTAAATTTAGATTCGTTAAAAGATAAATTTCCTAGTATGCCAGCTGCAGAACTAGATAAATTAATAGCAGATTTGAAAGCAGGTAAGATTGATAAAGAAACTCTTTGTAAATTAGTTCCTAATATAGAAGAAGCAGTAGATGGTATAATAGAAAAAGGTATACCTTCAACAGCTCCAGAAGAAGCAGCAAAAGATCTTCCTAAACCAGAAGAGATTATTGATCCAGCAAAAGTACAAGAAGCAGCTGCTGAAATAACTGAAGAGTTGACCGCAGCAACTGAAGCAATTCAGGCTGATGTAACTAAGATAACAACAGACATGCTTAATAAAGTAAACCAAATAAAAGCACAGTCTAAGTTCACATTTAAGTAAGATAAATAAATCTATGAGTAGAAATAAAAATATCGTATATTCTGATCTTCGATTTGACTTAGCAGTCAATCCAGCTACTGATGATCTCCTGCTCGTTAACAATGAAGCGTCGATAGAGCAATCAATTAAAAATCTATTAAATACAAATAGATATGAGAGAGTGTTTAGACCAGATGTTGGATCTTCAATAAGAAGCTTATTATTTGAAAATTCAGGTCCACAAACTGCTTATAACTTACGAGAACTTATTTACGAAACAATTATAAATTATGAACCAAGATGTAACCTTATGGATGTTGTTGTAGAAGATGACTCAGATAGAAATCAATATAATGTTTATGTTACATTTTCAGCAATAAACGCAGAAACTCCAGTAGTACTGGATTTAATATTAAGTAGGGTAAGGTAATGGCCGCAAATTCAGCAACACAAATCGCAGAGCTAGACTTCGAAGGAATTAAAACTAATTTAGTTACGTTTCTTCAATCACAGAGCAATATTAAGGATTATGACTATACAGGTTCTAATATTAGTACTGTTTTAGATGTATTAGCTTATAACACATATTTAAATAATTTCTACCTTAATATGGTAGCTAATGAAATGTTCTTAGATACAGCTCAAGAAAGAGATAGTATTATATCGCATATTAAAGAACTTAATTATACACCTAGATCATTTCATTCATCAAAAGCGGTTATTAATCTACAAGTTTATCCAACTGAAAGACAGAGTCTTATTACTGTACCAAAGTATACTCCTTTCACTACGTCTATTGCTGGTGTATCTAAAACATTCACAACTGAAAACGCTTTAGTTATTAAACCTTCTGTTGATGGATTAAATAATACACAGTACGTTGCATCTAATGTTGATATATTTGAAGGTAAAGTTGTTGAAGAAGTATTTGCTGTTACCTCAGCTAACTCATTTATAGCAACTATATCTAATAAAGAAGTAGATACAAGACATCTAGTTGTTAAAATAAGAGAATCAAGTAGTTCTACTTCTAACTCTGTATGGACAAGAGCTGATACTCTATTTGGATTATCATCTACATCCAATTCATATTTTATAGAACCAACACAAGGAAGTAAGTTTAACATCACATTCGGTGATGGAGTGTTTGGTAAAAAACCAGTTCAAGGTAATTTAGTAGAGATTTCATATAGATCGGGCACAGGTAAGCTCGGTGATAATGGTAAAGTTTTTGTTAATAGTGGATCAATAGACGGTCATAGCAACGTTGCTGTATCAACTGTCACAAATAGTATCGGTGGACAAGAAATTGAATCGATGAACGATATCAAATTCAATGCACCGCGTGCCTTCCAGGTGCAAGAAAGAGCTGTTACAGCCAACGATTATAAAATACTATTGCAAAGAGAATACCCTCAAGTTAAAAATGTGCTGGCATTTGGTGGCGAGCAATTAACTCCACCTCGTTATGGTAAAGTTATTCTAGCGGTTGATTTAGCTGATGCAGACGGCGTACCAGAGTCATTAAAAAGCTCAATAACCGACTTCTTTAAAGATAAAACACCAGTAGGTATTGATGTTGTTGTTAATATACCAGAATTCTTATACGTTGAAATTAATGGTAAATCATACTATAATATAACTACAACAACCCAATCAACTAGTGCAATAGCAACAAAAGCAACTAATGCTTTAATATCTTTTGCTAATACAAACATAAATGGATTTGGTGTAACATATAGAAACTCAAAAGCATTAGGAGCAGTAGATGCTTGTGATACTTCAATATCATCAACTGAGTTTGAAGTTAGAGTGAAGAGAAAGCTCTCACCTCCTGCTACAATTAAAAAGTCATATGTTATTGACTTTAATAATGAGCTTGCTGTTGATGACATATTACATAGCACATCAGTTAAGACAACATATAAATCAGCTATTGAATCAACAACATTTACATTTGCTACTGACACAAGTGCATTTCTAGTAGATGATGGACTTGGTAATCTTAAGATTGTTAAGACAGATAGCTCAGACAAATTAGTTATTATTCTAGCTAAAGCTGGTACTGTCGATTATAAGACTGGTAAGATAGAAATATCATCTCTATTAATACCAGCATTTACAGGTACAAATTTAGAGGTAAAAGCAAGAACAGTTAGCAGAAATATTAAATCTACTAAAGGTGCTATACTTCAACTAAATGCTAGTGATATATCAATAACCGCTATTCCTGAGAGAGCATAGTAAATGAATCTTACGCCTGAATATATTTCTAACGTTATCGAGGATCAGTTCCCCGAATACTTTAGAGAGCAAAATTCTGAGGTCGTAGCTCTCGTTATGGCTTATTTTGAATATCTAGAGCAAGATAATAAAACAACAAAATTAACACGTAGCCTCAAATCAAGAAGAGATATTGATACTACAGTACAAGAATTTATTGTACACTTTAAAAATACTTTCCTCCAAGGTACTCAAGAAAAGAGTATAGCAGATGAGAGATTTTTAATTAAGCACGTTAGTGACCTTTATCAATCAAAAGGTACATCAAGGTCATATGAGCTATTAATAAAGATGCTCTTTGGTGAAGAGGTAGAGATATTTTTACCTAGTACAAGAATATTAACACCAAGTCAGAGTACATTCTTTAAGCCTGTCTATTTAGAACTCTCACCATCAGAAAGAACAAGAGCATATATTACTAAACAGATAACAGGGTCCTCATCAGGAGCAACTGGTTTTTGTGAGTCTGTTGTTGTTAAAACTGTTAATGGTAAAAGAATAACAGTAGCTTACTTATCTAATGTTAATGGTAAGTTTGAAACAGATGAATACATTACTGATAACGGTCTTATCGAAGATGCTCCTAAAATGGTTGGCTCGTTAACAAATATTACTATAGATAATGGTGGACGTAATTTTAATGTTGGTGATATATTTCAAGTTGAATCATCAGCTGGTAAAGGTGGTAAGGGTAAAGCTAAAATAACTAAAACGTTAGATGCTACAGGTAGAGTTAATTTCCTACTATCTAATGGTGGATATGGTTATACAGTTTCAAATACATATACTAGAACGTTATCATCTAATGCTACATTAGTTATAGATACAGTTGTTAACTCTAATACTGATATAACAGACTTCTTCTTATTTGAAGATGTTGAGCAAGATCTTGCTAACGTATCATGGGCTAGTGGTAATACAGATTTTAAAACCTTTGCTAATAATTCAGTAATTATTGGTGCTAATACTTCTGGGTCTCAAGTAGCTAATGGCTATATGGTTAATGACTCAGGTAATTTAATTACTATTATGGTACATGACGGCTCGTTTACATCTGCAGATTATCTGTATGTAAGTAATACAGCTACTAATGTTCAAATAGATACTGTAGCTAATGCTACTTCAGTTGGTGAGTTTATTGGCTCACAAAATAGAACAGAATCAAATACACTTGTTATAGGCTTAAATGCTAATAATAAATTCTTCTATAAGGGAGACGGTGCATTTGTAAGAGGGAGATTAAGTAATACTTATGCTAATGTTGCTAATGTAGGAAGCGGTCAATCTGCTGACTATGAAGTTGGTAACCTAGCTGAGCAAGAATCTCTTTCTTTATTTACTGATATTATAGGTGCTAATAATACAGCGTTAGATCCAAGACCGTTCTCGAACGTTCATATTCAAGGATCAAATGCTGGTATTGGCTTTGTAGATAGTGTGACAATCAATACAGGAATAACATATGGAAATCTTGCTAATGCGGGTAGCCCTTTTGCTGCAAACGGTGGTTTCAGCGCAGGTGATTATGTTTTCGAGGCTAACTTAGTTGTAAATGCTGTTGTTGTTACAGCAACCGGTTCAGGTTATAGTAACTCAGATACGGTGACATTTACAGGAGGTGGTCCGTCAACGAGTGCAGTAGGTAACGTGGTGACAGATGGTACTGGTAAAGTCCAAGCCATCGAATTATCCAATAAGGGTATACAGTATGAAGCCGTACCAGCGGTTACTATAACCTCCTCAGGTTCAGGTGTGGGCTTAGCGCCCAGAATGAGAGCATCTGGTAATTCCATAGGAGCAGTAGGAACTATTGAATCTATTAATAGTACAATGATGATAGTTAGAAATCTATCTAATGGTACATTTACTAATTCAAGAACAATAACAAACGAACAGGCTAATGCTTTTGCTAATATAACAGGCTCAAGTATTTTAGGTGGATCTAGTTATCAGAACTCTGATACAGTCACCATAACAGGCGGTACACCTAATACAGGTGCTACTGGTACGCTACAAACAAATACAACAGGTGGTATAAATGCTATTGCTGTTGTGGAACCAGGTACCGAGTATAACTCAAACGCCACAATAACCATTAATACATCAACAGGTACACTTGCTAAGTTAGCTGTTAATATGGACTTTGGTTACGGGTTCCCAAAATCAGGATCAGCTGATCTTACAACTATATTATATAACGCTCTTACATTTGCTAATTTCCAAATTGGTACTATTGGATCATTTAAAGGTATAAACCCAGGTGGAGGATATAACTTAGATCCTATAGCACTAGCCCATAATCCATATGTTGCTGGTTTTAATAGAAGAGATCTTATTTGTGTTATTGATAATAGAAACGGGTTATTTAAAACAGACGAGAGATTACAACAGACTATATCATTACCTGGTTTCTTAGTTAATCATAGTAATAGTTCATCTAATGGTATTACATTAAATGCTAACAATGATGCATTAGCAGTTGGTGAAGGTGTTATTCAGTTAACAACAGGCGCTACTGGCGTCATTGAAACATCTAATTCAACGTTTATAAAAATAAGTAATGTAAATGGTACATTCAATGATGGCCATATAATACAGACTCAATCTACTACAGCAAACGTTACACCTCTATCAACTGGTGTATCACAGACAACAACAGCAGCTATTGCTACTGGTACATTTAAAAATAGACAGATTAATAATGGCGTTGAGCAAATAAAAATAAGAAGATTAAGTTTTGGTCAAGCATTTGTACCTGGTACAGCATTAACAGGTCTATCATCAGGAGCTACAGCTAACGTGCAATGGGCTTATCAAGATGAAGATACATTACCAATTGGTTTAAATGCTAATGTACAAGCTGATGTTATAACCGCTAATGGTGTAGCAACAACGCTAGAAATTATTGATTCAGGCTTTGGTTATGAGCAAGACGATATAGTTAATTTAACAGCTGCTAATACAGCATTCATTGTAACTGGTAAAGCTAATATTCTAAACCAAGGTAAGGGTGAAGGGCGCTGGAGAGATAGACAATCATTTGTTAGTGATGTAAATAAGATACAAGATAGTGATTACTACCAAGAGTATTCTTATGTATCTAGAACTGGAATCGCATTAGCTAAATATGAAGAGCAATTAAAAGAAATTTTACATCTTGCCGGTACCAAGCTGTTTGGTGAGGTGGTACGAACAACCCATTCAAACAAAAGCACAACCGCAGCTGATGCAATAATAACAACGAGCAGTTAATAATGTCACATAAAAATGTAACCCATAATTTCAGAGTCTTAAGCGCAGAGCAGTTTAAAGAATCTCTTACTGAATCAGCTAATACATTACTGTATCTTTTCTATGGTAATCATATTCCATTCCCAGATGATAATACACCACCTGCATTCCAAGATAGTGAAAGTGAAATTCATTATAAATCATATCAGAATATGATTGGTGGTAAGCAAGTTACTAATAATGACGCTTTACATATGGTTAAAAGAAATAACTGGTCTAATAATACATTATATAATATGTATGATGATACTACTGACCACTTAATGGATACCGATTTTACAGTTGTTGTTAATGAGACATCAGGATTTAATGTATTTAAATGTTTAGATAATAACTACGGTGCTAACTCTGTTCAAGCTCCATCTCTAACTGAAACATCTTCTAATGACGAGATTTATATAACAGCATCTGATGGATATCAGTGGAAGTATATGTATACTATCCCAGTAGCTACTATGGATAAATTTGCTACAACAAATACTATGCCTGTTGTTCTATCATCTAATGTTAAAGCCGATGCTATTGATGGTACAATTCAAGTTATTAAAGTAACAGAAGGTGGTAGAGATTACTCTGCTTATGCAGCTGGATTCATTAACGAATTTAACGTTGCTGGTGATCCTAAGTTAGTATCTATTTCAGGTACTACTTCATCTGTTCTTAATATTGGTTCAACAAGCGGATTTATAAAAGAAGAAGTTAAAACAACGTTTATTAAACAGTTAAGAATACTTAATGGTGGTACTGGTTATCTAGCTACTGATACATTAGCGTTCGATGGACCATCTACATTAACTGCTACAGCTAATATTGCATCTGTTAATGCTAACGGAACAATAACAGGCGTTAATTTAATAACAAAAGGTAAAACATATACTGGAACATCTAATGTTATAATAACAACAAGCTCTGGTTCAAGTGCTATACTTCAAGCTACTGTTGGTACTGCTAACGGAATAATTATTGATAGTAACAGTTCTCATTTAACTGTATCGTCTATTAAAGGTGATATTGGTATTACTGATGAGATTACTGGTATTACTTCATCAACAAAGAGTAATGTTGCTTCAGTTATACAAACAGGTGATACTCTATCTTCTAATGTTGACTTCTATAAAGGATCATCTTTCTATATTGAGTCAGGTACAGGAGCAGGACAATTAGGTATAATTGATGAGTATATTGTTACAGCTAACGAAAAGAGAGTATTATTAACTAATAGCTTCTCTACTAACTTAGCAACAGATTCAAGATATAGTATAGGACCTCAGGTTATTATTACTGGTGATGGGACTGGAGCACAAGCAAGAGCTAAGATTAACGATGTATTAAACGCTAACGTTGTAGCTAATGTTGAAATGATTAGTACTGGAAGTGGTTATACATATGCTGATATTAACATAGTAGGTAATACAGGATTTGTTACTAATGCATCATCTAATAGCTACGTATCAAATACAGCCACAGCAAGAGCTATTATCTCTCCAGAGAACGGACATGGTTCAAATACATTAACAGAATTATTCTCAAGTCAAATAGGTATATCAATATCTATTGCTAATACAGAAAGCGGCAAGCTAGTCGCTAATAACGATTTCAGAGAAGTAGGACTATTAAGAGATCCACTTTTCGCAAACGGTACATTAGTACTTTCATCTTCTGATACAACATTCTCACCAGGTGAATCAATACTAGGAGCTACATCAGGCGCAACAGCTGTTGTTATATCAGCTAATGCTTCAGGTATT